GCTTCATTGCCTTTGCGTTATAGATTATAGCAAATGATTGCTGGAAACAAAAACATTCTGATTGCGGGTGAGTAGGGGGGTGGAGTCTGCCCCGCCCCCACGGGGAGGGAGAGAAGGGCTTCTTTTTCTTTTTGCTTGCGGCCTTGCGCGAACTATATGCTTGCGGCCTGATGCGTATGTATATGCTTGCGGGCTTGCGGGCTTGAACTGGTTTGGTGCTTGCGGCCTGCGGCCTTTATCTGTCGGCGGGGCTGGGGGCGTGAGCTCATGGCTTGCTCTCCTGGAGCGATCGCTTATGAATACTTATTCAGAAAGTAATAAAGATGTTGATAATATTTACCTCTATTCTTTGCCACCTGATCAGCATGACGGTAAGCATTATCTATTTTTCCACACCAGATTGCCGCAGCCATTTGAGATTCGATCAGTGATGCCTCTGGATCACAAATTATTTTATCTAGGTCGGATTCATCAATCGCATCCAACCATATGTCGTTGTCGATGTTAGTACAAACTTTCATAGCAAATGCTCCAGGAGCCACCGCTATGCGGTGGCGATTATGTTTGGATTGATAACGAAGTCTGACTGTTGGACCATGTTCGCATCGGCTTTGGTTCGCTTGTACTTCAAACCGATAATGACGGGTCCGGCCTCGAGATTGATTAGGTCGGAGCGGTCGCCATCAATAACGGGTCGGCCTAGGAACCTATAGCTTGGATCCGTTGGAATGTCGGTAAAGACTACCGATATCGGCGCGTCCGTTTTGAGTGCTCGCTTGACTTGGGGCTGGTACTTAGTCGCGCCACTATAGCTAAACATCAATCGATAATTGGCTGGCGTTTTTCCTATCCGGTGTGCTTGTTTAGTGTAGTCGTAAAAGCTTATGGTCGGGAATGCTTGCGGTATTCCGTGCCGCTCCCATTGAATATCTGATAACACATTGAGCCGAACTACTGGCCGCACATCCGTGCGCGTGCAGAGTGTCTCAAAATTCCGCAGCTCTCGTTTTAACTGATCGAGAAAACCGGTGCGGTCATCGTGCCAATAATCCGTTTTGAGTTGTCGGCCTTGCGCGACGTTGTCGAACTTTCCATATCCGCTTGTCTTTAAACATAGGTCAAAACATTTTGCCGCGCCAGATTGCGCGCAGATAATTGGATCCGGCATTAGTGACAAGCTTGCAATCCGGACAGAGTCCGCGAGCTTTTCTGTTTTTCTAACTTTCGTGTTACTGGTACTCGTATCTAAAAGCTTCATATCATTTCCTTTTTTGTGGAATGTTTATTATATCAGAATGCCCTGGCCTAATCTAACGCATTAGCAATAGAGATTTTATTGCTTGCGGCCTTGATCGTTTTATATATTGGCATCGCGTGCGGACTACTTGCGGCCTCGAGCTCTCTATATATATTGGTCGGGCACATAAGAGAAGGGCCGCGATTGCGGCCCCTGGTTTTTGTTAATTGTTTTCACAACATGGCTTTCAATTCGGCTTTGAGAGCTCGAGCTCTATCGCCGCGCCAGGTACCGGCATTTGCCAGGAAGTAAGCGACTACGCTCTGACCGGAATCCAGGCCGTATGAATCGCTGACGCTATCGAGCGAATACATCGCGTCTAGGTATGGTCGAGCTGCGAAGTTTACTTTGGTCCAATCCGTTTCGATTTCGGACGCTATCTCTTTTATTGATCTCATGATCGGGTTTCCTTTTTTATTGAATGTTTATTGTATCCCAGGAACAACTCATAAGCAAAAAAAAGAGGGCCGAAGCCCTCTCTCTTTAATCGAAATGTTTAGCGATCGGAATATCCCAACCGAACATTGAACATGCTACAGCAATCTCCAGGTCGCGAGGCGTGTTATTGTAGAATGCATTCAACATATCCATCGCTGTGTCGGCATCTTGTTTATGCGTAAGAGAGTCTGAGGGAGTCACGTGCCGGTACCCGGACTCCCCTTGCGATATCTGAATTGGTTCATTCGTTTCGGGATGACGGGTGTAAAATTGTCTTTTCATTTTAATTCCTTTTTTAAAAATGGGGGCCGAAGCCCCCTGATTAGATTAACCTTTAAGCGACATCGATAGGTAAGATGGCATTTTCTTCTCTCTAACAAACCAGCAATTACCCTCAATCGATCTATACTTGAATCCAATATTTTTGCCATTGTCCCCATGGGACCATGCCAGTTCAAATGGATTATCTTTTTTCGCGACAACTCGCCCGTCTTTTGTAACCCGAAGATGAGACTTCGAAAATGTCTTATAAGCATTTTCATAGTCCTTAATAAAAGCTTGCTCTTCTCTAACGGATTGCTTCGCTTTTTCTACCTTCGCAACGCAAGCGAGATATTTTTTGGTGTTGTTGTTAGTAATTGAAATCATGTTGCTATTCCTTTTTTGAAATGGGGGGCCGTAGCCCCCCGATGGGTTTAGATGATTACATCGTTATCGTTGAGCCATTCGATAGCGACTCGGCAAGTGTCGTCTTCGTATCGAATGTCGATGATTTCATCGCGCAGCTCTTTTGTGATTTTCGCAACCGACTCTTCTAATGCATGAACTACTCCAGAATTTAACTGGACGCGTTTTGATAGTTCATCGCACACCCATCTTAGATAGTCCAAATCTACGATGGCATTGTTGCCGCGCTCTTCTAATACTGCATATTCATTTTTCATATTTACTTTTTCCTTTTATTTAGGTTTGTCTTTTTTGTAAAAGACAATGCGAATTGTCAGGTATTTAGTTAACAATGTCAACTCATAAGCAAAAATAAATATACTGTTCTTTTATACAGTAGTCGAGATCTCGGGGCCAGGTCTTGAACTATCCCATGGGGTCAGGTCTTGAACAGAGCTCAGGGGTCAGGTCTTGAAATTTTTTCGGCAGGTACCCTAGGGCCAGGTCTTGAATTTTCCGGCAGCTCTCGATCGCGACCCCGACCCCCCCCTAAGCAGTTGACATATGCAATGTCATATATAATATCGTTCCACACATACGATTCTGTGAAAAAATCATTTTGAGCAGTCTGGCCCATATTCCAGAGTCCGATATGAAAGAGATCCTGATGTTGAAGGATCGCCTTTCTACCCTTCAAACAAAGGATGCTTGCCGGGACTCCTTTATGGAGTATGTCCGGTACATCTGGGACGGTTTCATTGAAGGTGAGCACCACCGTTTAATCGCTGATAAGCTCACAGAAGTGGCTCAAGGAAAATGTAAACGTCTAATCGTTAACATGCCTCCCCGTCATACCAAGTCTGAATTTGCATCTGTGTACTTCCCTTCGTGGATTATGGGTCTGAAACCCGACATGAAGATCATGCAGACTACGCACACGGCTGACCTGTCTATCCGATTCGGTCGCAAGGTCCGTAATCTGATGGATACCCAGGAATACAAAAGGATGTTTGATAATGTTTCTTTGGCGGCTGACTCAAAATCAGCCGGAAGATGGGAAACATCGCAAGGGGGGGAATATTTTGCAGCAGGTGTAGGTGGAGCCATCACGGGGCGGGGTGCTGATTTACTGATTATTGACGATCCGCACTCAGAACAGGACGCATTATCGCTAACTGCCATGGAAGGTGCCTACGAATGGTACACATCCGGCCCCAGACAGCGTCTACAGCCTGGTGGAGCTATCGTTATAGTCATGACCCGTTGGTCCACAATCGACCTCACAGGCAAGCTCCTGAGCCGTCAGACGGAAAATCACGCAGATAACTGGGAAGTTATCGAATTACCGGCCATTTTTGAGGATTCCGGCAACGTATTGTGGCCTGAATTCTGGAAAAAGGAGGAATTAGAGTCTGTTAAAGCGTCAATTCCGGTGATGAAGTGGAATGCGCAGTACCAGCAGAACCCGACATCGGAAGAAGGGGCCATTATCAAGCGTGAATGGTGGAATATCTGGACCAAGGACGGTCCTCCTTCCTGTCATTACATCATTCAGTCCTACGATACGGCGTTTTCCAAGAAAGAAACGGCGGATTACAGTGCAATTACCACCTGGGGCGTATTTAGTCCGGGTGATGGCATGGCTGATGCGATTATTCTGCTGAATGCGGAGCGTGGTCGGTGGGATTTCCCTGAATTAAAAGCGGTCGCTTACGAAGCCTACCGTGAATACGACCCTGATATGGTCCTGGTAGAGGCTCAGGCGAGTGGTACACCATTAACGCAGGAACTTCGCATGATGGGTATCCCTGTGGTGAACTATCGGCCCAGTCGCGGTAACGACAAGATGACTCGTGTGCATTCTGCGAGTCCCGTATTTGAGTCTGGCCTTGTCTGGGCACCTGACTATCTGTTTTCTGAAGAGGTTATTGAAGAATGTGCATCGTTTCCTTTCGGTGCGCACGATGATTATGTAGACTCTATGACGCAAGCTATACTAAGATTCAGGCAGGGTAACTTTATCACGCTACAATCTGACGAGGTTGATGAGCGTGTTGCCCGACGAAATATTTCATACTACTAATTAGTCAGTAACTGGAAAAAAATTATGGCATTAAAGAAATTACTCAAATTTGCAAAGAATGTTTCAGAGCGGGCTGAAAGAAAAGCTCGCCGCAAACCGAAAACAAGAACGGCTGAAGGTGGCACAGGCAGTGCTTTTTCTGGCAGTGCTGCTGATTTAAAGAAAAAAGTAGGTGCGGGAAATCCAAATTTGCTTGACGCATCAAAACGAGCACAAGTTAAAAAGCGTCGAGTAGCAGAGCAAAAACGAAAAGCTGGAGAGAGAGCTGAAGCAAGATCAAAGAAAGTTGCTGGTGCTGCTGCAATAGGCACAGGATCTGCTACTGCCGGTTACGTTGCTGGCAAAAGTAGTCAAGGTGATAAACCAAAACCCAAAAAAAGGCCCAATCCTCGCAAAACTAAAAAAAGCGAATTGCAGGTCGAGCTAAAGAAAAGAGAAAGCAAGCGCGGCAAAGTAACAGGCAAAAAAGACACAAAGGCTGATAGAGATGTCACGCTGAAAAGCGGCAAAAAAGTTGCAAATGTTACTAGAGAACAGCTTACAAAATTAGGTCTTGACCCTAACAAGAAGAGCAGCCTAACAAAATATCTTAATGCTTACGATCGTCTTGGTCGTAGACCAAAAACAAAAGCCGACCTCGCTGTTAAGAAAAACATGGGCGGTATGATGAGGTCTAAAGGTTCCGCGAAAGGCGGCATGATGGGTGGCAAGATGCCACAAGGCATGAAGAAAGGCGGCTTTCCTGATCTGACAGGTGACGGCAAAGTTACGCAAGCTGATGTGCTTAAAGGCCGTGGCGTTAAACCAAAAGGCATGATGAAGGGCGGTGCTGTTGGCGGCAAGAATAAAAAGCCAAAAGGTTATTCTCGAGGCGGTGCCGTCAAGCGTCGAGGTGTTGGTGCAGCCAAGCGAGGTTTTGGTAAAGCAATGCGATAAAACAATATCGCGCTTTTTAAAGGAGTTTGCTCGAGGGTGGCATACTTACAAAGCAGTATCCCTTACTTCAAGGCATGGGTGAGGCGGGAATATACTGTCAATAACGAGCGATACCATGGTGAGTTCTTACACGCCATGGTTGTCGCCGTAACGACCATGCCCAACAGGTGTTTAAGCTTTCAGGTTATCTTTACAGGATGTGAAACGCATGACACAGATGAACCTAACATCCATGGCGGGGCCATGTGGGCGAGGCTTCCCATCACGGCATTAGTCGCTGATACGCCACTGGAAGAGTGGCCCGATGTGTTGCCGACTTATCTCGCGCAACCGTGGGACTGCATGTCACATGATCATGCGGTGTACACGATCAATCGTGCGACTCCTGCACCATGGATTGCAAAGGTTGATGGTGAATTCTATCCGGCCAAGTATTACTTTACTGTTGATTATACGAACAGCGAGATCGCTGATGATCCTGCGCAGCACAAGCAAAGCCATATACTGGAACTACTTGATGCAGGCGAATACACGGGTAACATAGTCGCTTTACCGAATAATAGGGTACGAGTGACACACCCTGCCTGGTTCGAAACCGGCGAAGGTGCGCCTGACTTTAAACCAAACCAGAATATCTATCACTCGAAAGAAGATGTAGGATATGTCTGGGACACTCAACGAGTGTTCAATAACTTGTACAGCGAAGACTAATTATGGCCATTGAGCGCGGCATAAATGATTCTGACAAGTTCGATCTTGATATCGAAGACAGATCAAAAGAAATAGAAATTACAGTTAATCCTGACATTGAAGAAATGTTTGCTGGTGTTGACGACGACGATAATGAAATATTAGAAGACGGCACCATGCTGGTTGGTATGCCACCACCCCCGATGATGGATATGGGGCAGGATTTTTATGCCAACCTTGCAGAGGTTATTGATCCCGGTGACCTAGGTCGTATCTATTCAGACTGTATGGCTGATTACCAGGACGATCGCGCTTCACGCAAAGAATGGGAACAGCAGTATCGGGAAGGCCTTGAATTCCTTGGCATGAAGTTCGAAGAAAGATCTGAACCTTTTGAGGGTGCCTCCGGTATTATTCACCCGTTACTCGCAGAGTCTGTTACGCAGTTTCAGGCTCAGGCATACAAAGAGATGTTGCCACCTGGTGGACCTGTTAAAACACAGGTTGTGGGCATGATGACTCCAAACACTGATCTGCAGGCAGCGCGTGTTCAGGAGTTCATGAACTATCAGATCACGCAGGTCATGAAGGAATATGATCCTGAAACTGATCAGATGCTGTTCTATCTGCCCTTGTCTGGTAGTGCATTCCGTAAAGTTCATTTTGACCAGACGCTTGATCGTCCGGTATCGCGTTTTATCCCGTCAGAAAAACTGATTGTGCCTTACGGTGCATCCAGTCTCGATA